GCACGCCCTCGCCGCTGATCCTTGCGGTTTGCTCTTCTGCAACTGCCGCGGCGGTCGCCGCCACCTTCACCTCGACGGCCTCGGTTTTCTGCCCCTGGACAAGATCCCCCTCGATCAATGCTGACTGGGTGGACCAGACCCCAACGTAGGCCGCTTCGGAACCCATCAGAGCGCTATCGTCGCCCTGCAGCGGTGGATTGACCTGCAGGTAGATGCCATCGACCCGCTGCGCCGTGGTGGTGACCTTGCCGTCGAGCGTGGTTACCGAGGTCTTCAGCGTGCTCAGACCCGACGCCGTGGCAACCACGCCGGTGACTGGATCGTTTACCGTCGTCCTCACCGCATTCAGCTGCGACGCCTGAGCGCTGATGTCCTGGCCGTGCTGATTGATCGTCGCCGAGTTCTGCTGAACCTGCGTCACCAGGGCGTTTACCGTCTGCGTTACCGTGCCGATGTCGGTCCAGTAGGTTGCGTTCGGCGGCGGGTTGTTTGCCGGTACCGCTCCGTTTGCCTGGTACAGGTGCTGCCCCACTCGCACAATGTCGTTCAAGGCGTAGGCCTTGTTGGGAACGTACTCCAGCGCGTCCACGATCTGGTCAATCAGGCCTTCCAACTCCTGCTTGGCCGTGTTGATGCGGCTGTTCACCGACCCAGGGCCATTGCCGTCGACAAGGTTGATACGGTCGTTGAGCGTCTTCCCAAGCGACGTTTCGTTGATCTGCCCCTTGATCTGTTCAAGGATCGGGCCAGCGTCGGAACTGGCCTGGCCCATCACGCCATTCACCACCGGGTAGAGCGGACCTATGTTGCCGGTGCGGTCCACCAGGCGTGCCCAGAAGAACAGCGTTGCACCCGCCTGCAACTGCTGCATGCGATAGTCGGCCTGCGGATAAGCCAGGTCGGCCAGCTTTGTTGCGGCCGGCAGACTGTTCGCCGGGCCATACCACAGCTCGGTGCGCTGGGTATCTTCTGCACCTGGTGGGAAACCCCACTTGATGCTGATACCAAACAGTTCGCTGGTGGTGCGCAGGAACGACACCGCCGGCGGCAGGCCAGTTTTGCCTTGCAGGTTGGTGAGGTTCGAACTCTTCCAGACTGAGGAAATTTCAAAGGCGCTCACCGAGCGCACGCGAGCCAGGTAGGCGCCCGAGTAAATGCCGGTGACGTCGACGCTGGTCGAGCCAGTGCGCTGCACCTTGATCCAGTTGCCGCTGTCCTTACGCCACTCCACGTCGTACGCGACGGCGCCGGTGACGGCTGGCCACGAGATGTTCATGGTGCTGATCGCGATGCCCTGATTCACGGCGTAGCTTGATGTCAGGGTGACGCTGGCAGGCGCCGGTACCACGGTGATTGGGATAACGCTGATAGGACGCTCTTCCAGGCGCGCGCCGGTGTCGATGTGCGCAAACTTGCTCGGGTCGTACTGCACGGCCGATATCTCGAACACGCCAGGCTCTGGCCGGGCCACGCTCACCACACGGTAAAGCGGGATCGCCAAGTCATCGGCATCCAGCGCCCACACCAGTTCAGGTTCAGGCGCCACGGAGTAAGCCACAGTCACCGTTACCTGCCGCCCACTGACCAACTGGACAGTGCGCCCCTCGCACTTGCCGTCAGGCAGGTTGAGGATCAGACGGTCGCCGGGCTTGGCCTGGGTGTCGCGGTCCAGGGTGATGACCTTGCCGCTCACCGCAGAGATGCGCCCGCCCACGGGCCGGCCAGCGAGCAGTTCGTCTGCGATCGGGATCACGTAGCCTGGCAACGGAATGCGCCCGTCGAGGCCGACCTTGAAGGTAACGGCCCGGTCCTTGGAGTTGGTCAACAGAGCCCACTTCCCGCGGCGCTGAGCCTCGGATTCGCGGGTGCAGCCGATTGCGCTGATCTCGAGCGGATTGTCGCCGTAACGCCGCTGCAGCTTTTGATCGGTCACCGCCGTAACGTCGGTGTCGTAGTTGTTCAGCGGGTTGTCGTAGCTGACCAGCGCGCGAGTATAGCGGGTGCGCTCCGACGCGCTGGAATAGGTGAACTTGCCATCGAGAACGTTTGCCCGGGTATAGGCGAAGTCGAAGTCCGTGGCGCGCGGCATATCCGAAAGGGTGAATACCTGGCCCTGGGCCCAGTAGGTCATCCCACGGTAGATCGCCGAGATATCGCGCAGCAGCGACCAGGCATCAGCCTTGCTCTGCAGATTCAAGTTGCAGATGAAGCGCGGCTCCTGGCCACCCTTTCCGTCCGGCACCAACTGGTCGCAGTACTGCGAGATCCGATACAGCTCCCACTTGTCCACCATCCATGGCTTGATGCGGCGGCCAAGGCCGAAGCGATCGGCCGTCGTGATGTCGTAGGTCATCCAGACAGGGTTGTCGGTCCAGGCCTGCTTGAAGGTGCCGTCCCAAACGCCATTGTAGGAGCGAGACACAGGATCGTAGTTGCTCGGCACCTGCATCTTTTTCAGCTTGGTCTCGACCGTCACGGCCGGGATGCTGCGGAATTGCTCGGCGGAAAACTCGATGTAGAGCAATGCGGTGTTCGGGTAACGGATCTTGGCGTCGATCACCTCTGTGAAGCCGGCAATCTGCATCGTGTCGGAGATTTTGTTGTTGTTCTGATTCGCCGTCAGTCGCGTGATGCGCATCAGCCAGCCGGTGGTTGCCTTGGGCAAATCGATGCGGCGGGTGCGCTCGTAAAGGCTGGTGGTCTTTCCCGACACTGCCTCATTCAGAACCTCCCGATAAGCGCCGCCATCAGTAGCCAGCTCGACCTTGTAGCCGATCGAGTAACCGTTGATGTTGCCGCTGGCATCCACGGACTGGAGCGCAGGCCAGGCGAAGCGAATGCGTACGGCGGAGAGCTGGGTGTTGCTGATTGCCCGAACCCACGGCGTGCCGCTGCGCAGCTCGGTGCTGATAGTTGTCTCGTTCTCGACCGACGGAATGCCCTGGATATAGGCCTGGTCCACGGCCCCGGTGCGCCACTCCCACTTCACGTTCGGAAAGTTCATGTTGCCCTGAGGGTCTTGCAGCGGCGTGTTGTCGAGGTAAATGTCCTTGGCCGTGGGGGTGCCTTCGAATTCGCCCTCGCCCACCGCGATGAGCAGCTTGGCTATAGCGACAGAGCGAAGGCTATCCGGGGCTTCGGTGGGTGTTTTTGGCTTCTCGGAGCCGCCCTTGGCGCCGTAGATGTCGAGCTTCTGTGCTGCGCCCATGCTTTCCTCCAGGCGAAAAAAAGCCCGCTATTAAGCGGGCCTGTTGTGTAACTGAGAATTAGACTCCGGCGGGATCGCAGTAGCTGACCTTCATTAAAATCTCTGCCTTTATTCTGAAAAGCTCTTTGAGCACCTCATTCTGCTCTTCCGGCACACTTAAATTTAATCGGCCCTGCTTAGGTTTATGGCCAGACTCAATTAAAGGAACACCAAGCAAATTTCCGCTGCATGCGTAACTCAACAACGATAACCCCTGCTTGAGCATCAGCTCAAAGTCTTTCCACTGCTCAAGCTCTCGAAGATCATCGTTTTTTGGAGCATGCAGATAGTTGCCGAGCTTCTCGCCAATCCCGCGGAGTTCCGGTGTGACCGGAGTGTATTTACACCTCACCATAGGATATCCACCAGACCAAACATCTATTCTCACTTCCTGCACACACCCAGAAAAAGCTTGCTCAACGTCTCTACCAAGTGCAGCAATCTGCCAGCCACGCTTCTTTTTATCTGCCACGTGCTCCTGATACTGCAGGTACTCCCTAAGCCTGGATTCGATTCCAAACCTAAGCTCTAAAGCGCAGTAGAAATAATTCTCCGGCTTATGATTCCCCTGAGTAAAAAGCCTTTCTGCCCGGCTAAGATGATTGACTGCACCTCGGAAAAAGTCGCTGGCTTCCATGTCGATCTCATAATCAAAAACCAAAGATTATACTTTATCCTCGGCATAGATCGCGGCGCTGATGATCGCCCCACCCACGCGGCGCTTGCCGTAGCACAGCGGTACCGGGTTACCGGATGCTGTGGTGTTCTTGGCGCTGCCGAAGGCGTAGCCGGGAGTATTCTCCGGCGCGGCGCTTGTCTTTAGGCCCCCGGCCTGGGGGCTGAGCATCTGGATCACGCCACCGGCTACAAGGCCGATACCGGCGCCAATCAGCGGCGTGCCGAACGGTGTCGCGGAAAAGATGACACCAACAACGATCAGGATCGCGCCGACGATGGTCTGAAGGACGCCGCCGCGCTTGCTGCCCACTACCACGGGGGCAATACGAATGTCGCCAGCACCGTTGTAGCTCAACTCCTTCTCACCAATGTTGCGTTTGTCGCGAAACACAGCGAACTCCAACCCTCGCGACTTGGCATTTGATAGGAAGCGCTCAAAACCGGGGGTCTGGATACACAGCGCTTTAATGGCCTCTGCCGGTGACTTCACCGCGAGCCTGAAAGACTTCCCGAACTGCCGTAACTGCCCGTGCAGACGAATCGTTGTCATGGGTTGGTAGTTGATCGCTGATGTCTGCATCATTTTCTCCAGGCAATAAAAAACCGCCCGGGGGCGGCTTGATGGTTTTCGTTTCTCAGTTGTAGTCGACGTAGGGGCCAATATAGAAGCCAGCCATATCTCCGCTGATCCTGTACAGACTTTCCTTGCCGGGCTGCACGGTCGCCGCGATAGTGCGGATCGCCGCTCCTGCGCATAGGCCCGACCCCGCCAGCCCGGCGCCGAGATTCGGTGATCCTGGCGGGAGGTAAAAGGTAGCCCGCTGGCCTGTGCCGATTTTTGCCGCTTTGCGCCCATCTACATAGACGACGATATCGCAGCCCGACCCAACGGCGCCGGAGTCGCGCACAACCGTAATTTTCCCGCTTTCGCCAGATGGCTTGGACTGGAAGGCATAGACCTCATCCGCCGGCACCGGCTTGGCGTCTCGCACTGAAATCGCCGTGGAGGCGCACCCCGCCAGCATCGCCACCGCTACCGCCGCTATCAAAATCCGCATGTCGTTCCCTCTTTGGTTTATTTAAAGCTTGTGGGGATAGTCGGTACTTCCACGACCTTGCCGTCCACCAGGCGGAAAGAGATCACGCGGCTCGCGCCGGTCATGCCGTTCGCGTGGCTCCAAATCCACATTTGCCCGTCGCTGCGAGAAACCACCGAGTACGGCGGCCCCATGATTTGGGTTACCTGCTCCTCAGTCATGCCGACCGTAACCTTCCTGGCGTCATCATACGAAAAGCTGGTGCCTGCACAGCCTGAAAGAGCCAGCACCAGACATGCGGCAGCCGCGAATCCGGTAATCCTCATGATCAATCCTCGTCCTGAAAGTCGCGACTGTATCACCGAGCATCACGATGGCGAAGAATCAGGCGAGTTCGATCATGCCAGGGTCCGCCGTAGACAATGATCTCGGACGGTCTGCCGTACAGGTGGTGCAGCAGGAACGGGCCGGGGCCGAAGGTGCCTGACTCTTCGTCAGGTAACGCCGGGTCAGCGCCCAAGTAGATCCCAGCATGGTTAGGGTGCACCGTCCGCCCGACATGCATGACGATCAGGTCTCCGCGCTGTGGCCCGTCGACGCGTACAAAGCCGGCTGCCTCGTAGTGCTGCTCGTACAGGCTTGCGTTCTCCGTGCGCTCCCACCAGCCATCAGTGCGCTGGAAGGCCTCAAATTCAATCCCCCATTCCCGCTGGTACCAGTCAGCGCAGACCTGCCAGCAGTCCCAGGCACCGTGCACGAACGGACGCTTGAGCAGCGGCGTGCTGCCGGTTGGCGTGATCGTGCGCAAATCCCCTTCGGGCCAAGACAGGATGTGCCATGGCAAAGCCGTGGCCTCACACATGGCCAAATCATGCGGTGAGGGCCTGCTGGTGGCGTCCGGGTGCGAGTGGACGATGCCAATCACCTCGCCCAAGTCTTCCGCCGCGGCGTAGTCCTCGGGATCGAGCCGGAACTCTTCGTTCGGCTCCGTGGCGACGTTTTGGCACGGGAAGTACTTCTGCGCCCGCCCAACGGCCAGCAGCAGGCCGCAGCACTCTTTCGGGTACTGCGCCGCCGCGTGCGCCTGGATGGCTGCAACAATGTGCTTGCGCATGGTCAGCTCCGGGCAATCAGGGAGACGGCGGGGAATCCGCCAAAGGACAGTTCGTTGTTCTCGCCGAAGCGCAACTTGCAGGACGACAGACAGCCCTTGCACTGATCCTTAGCCGGGTCATCCGTGGGATTGTCCTCGTCGTCGAACATGGCCGCGCCGGTGTAGCCGCAGTCCGGCCCTCGGTAACCATTGGTCATGGCCCAGTGGCAGAACGTCGTCATCTGGCGCCCGGGAAGTCCATGGTTGTCGATCTCACCCGGGGACGACAGCTCCCAGACCACCGCCTCGCCGTCCTCGCTGGTTTTCTGGTCGATGTACCAGATCTCCAGCGCCTCTTGGGTCGGATTGGCGGTTGGGTTGCCCTCGGGGAAATTGGCGGCGTCTAGGTACTGGGCCAGCGTCTCGCGGACAGTCAGCTTGAACTTGAGCATATCCTCGAAGGCCAGGCACAACGCCGTGACGCGCCCGTTGACGTTGGCGGCAGCGAAAGTCGGCCGAGAGGCGGTGCCGTCGCTGCTCGAGGAGATACCCTCAATCTGCACCGGCCAGGCCGCGTACTCCTGGCCCTGCCAGATAATCGACTTGGCGGGCAGTTCCTCTTCTGATCCCTCGTAGGCCAGCAATTCCTCTGGCGTGTGCGGGATAGCATGACCGTGGAAGCGCAGGTAATCGGCGCCGTATTCGGTACCGTCAATTTCGAAGAGGCGAATCTCGCCGCCGGGCACCAGTTTCTGGATGTCCGTGATCAGTGCCATGGGCGGTTATCTCAGGGATGAAAGGTTTGCTGGAAGGTGGCGGTGATAGCGTAGACCTGGCCGCCACGGTGAACCGGCTTGTAGCCGTTGCACTTGTAGAGGCCAAGCTCGCCGAGGGGCGGCGTCCAGAGAAAGCCTTTTGCCCCCTTATGCCTGTCGAGGAACTTCCTGATCTCCAGGATTCGCGCGCCCATACCGGTAAACGTCACCGGCCAGGATTCCGACTGATTGTTCAGTCCATCCTCGACCGACTGCTCATAGCCATCGCCGAACTTTTTGGTCCGGACGCGCTGGGTAATCTCCCCTTCCACGCCCTTTTCCGTTGCCCATGTAAATCGTTCGATTGCCATCAGCGCCCCTTGATTGCTTTGTTGATAACGCCGCCCTGGCCCATGTCCTTGTTGCGCATCTGCTGGTACTTCTGCTCCACAAAAGCCGCCAGCTCCTTGCCGAATAGGTCGTAACCGGGGGCGTCAGCCGAGGACGAAGCGTTACCCTCGCCATCGATGTGCACCTCGACATTGATCTGCGTCGCACCTGCGCCGCCGCCTCCCATGGCCATAACGCCCAGCTTGCCGCTGGATGTTCGGGTCAGCGGCATGATTGCCTCTTCCCCCGCCTCGCCCATTACACCTGTTTTGCCGTTGGCCATGCCGAACGCCGTAGGCTTGCTGACGATTGAGTTGGTGAAGGCGCCGCCGTCGGCGAACATCTGTACACCGCCCGACCAGGCGCCACCCAAGGCTTGCGGGAAGTACGAGCCGGAATAGCCGCCAGCCGAGGCCCCAAGGTTTGAAGACGCAGCACCAGCAGACCCAGCCGCCAGTCCGTTGCCACCGGCCGCGCTACCACCGAGGTAACTCGCTGCCGAACCCACCAGGCTGCTCAGCAATGCTGAACTCGCCTGGCGTGTTGCAATGCGAGCCATATCAGCGAGAACCGACTTCGTGAAGTCAGCGAACGAGAACTTACCTGTCGTGGCGAAGTTGACGACCGCGTCTTCCATGGAGCTGAAGGCGTTGCCAAACAGGCTTTTCGTCTGCCCGGCGACGTTTCGTGCCGAGTCCAGGTAGTTGTCCCACGCTGCTGTCGCACCTTTGGTCCAATCGCCCTGGGCGTTCTCCACATCCGCGTAGTTCTGCCGGATTTGGTCAGTGGCAGCCTTATTCGCGTCTGCGAGCGCCTGCGACTTACGCTTGAACTCTTCCTCCGACATGTTCCGCGACGGGTCAGACTTCTGGTTGGCCAGCTCCAGTGACTGCTGAGCAAACCGATCTTGCTGGCTGTTCAGTTCGCCGCTGAGTGCGTTCTGACGGTCACCCTGGCCTACGCCAATCACGGCGCGCTGCCCGGCAAGCTCCAGAGCTCGTTGTTGCTGCCCCAGTGCCTGCACGTAAGTGCTGATCGCGCGCTCTTGTTTCGCCAGGCGCCCGGTCTCGTTGGTCGACAACACTTCAAGCTGGCTATCAGCGTCCTTCTGTGCCTTGACCATTCCCGCTCGCGCGTCAGCGATCTTCTGGTCGAGCTGGATGCTCTGCGCGGCCGACGTGGTCTTCTTGCCTTTGGCGACCTCCAGTGCAGCAATCTCGGCCTCATATGCCGCCTTAGTTTGGTCAAGCTGATTGCCGATCAGCGCCTGGCGCCGCAGCAGATAGTCTTCCTCGGACAGCAAGCCAGCCTTTTGAGCCGCCTCCAGTTCCTTCTGGTAATTTTTGTAGGTGTCGGTGATCGCCGTCAGGTCGTTCTTGGCGTTGTTGAAACTGGTTAAGTCGACCTGGGAACCGGCGGCCTTCTGGTCTTTGAACTTGTCGTTGATATTGGCGATGTTTTTGTCGACCGTTGCCTGAGCCAGGCGAGGATCGTTCGGCGCTACCTTGCGGATATCGTCGAGTTGTTTCTTGTAGTCCTTGATGGCGTCGGCGCGTTTCTGCTCATTCGTCCATGACGATTTAGTCAAAGCATCGATTTTAGCCATCGACGACACGGCTTCGCCTTGGGCCTTGGCCTGGTCACCCTCCCACTTGGCGATATCGGCTTGGGCCGCCTTCTCATCTTCCAGCATGTTTAGGCGGTCTTGCCGAAACTCAATCAGCGCGTCTTTGGACTTTTTGTTTTGGAACAAACCGTCCATGTTTTGCGCTTCAAGCAGGTCCGCCTTCGCGCTTTCAATATCCGCGTTGATGTCGCGACGACCAATATTCTTGATCCCGTCGGCGGCGCGCGCCACGGCGTTGTACGCCTTCTCCCAAAGACTGAGGTTTGCCAGAATCTTTGGAGTGCGCTCATTGATCGCATCAGCGTAGGCATCGGTCGCGAGCTTCACGGCGCCGGCGTGATCGCCTTGCTTCTCCAGGGCCACGATTTGCGAGTAAACCGAGGCAGTCAGGTAGTGGTACTGTTCGTTTAGCGCGGCGGACGCCTTGACGGGGTCGTCTGCCAGCTTGGAGAACTCCCCGACTGTCTCACTCACAGCTTTGCCAGTCGCTTCCTGCATCGACACGGCGGCCTGAGTGATCTCGGTAAAGCTCGCGCCTGCGATCTTCCCGTTGTCAGCCAGCAGAGCCAGGACAGAGGCTGCTTGCCCCGTAGAGCCGACAGTAGCGCTGACCTGGCGCGCCATATCGCCGAGCTGTCCGGCACTGACGCCTGCGTAGTTGCCGGTGAGGATCAGCGACTTGTTGTATTTGTCGGTTTCGGCTCTGCCCTGAACAAATCCATAAGCGAGTGCCCCGACCGCTGCTACAGCAAGCCCAATAGGCGCGGCCATCGCTGCGATGCGAACGGCCGAGGCGCCGGCATTGGTCCCCAGCTCCAGAACGTTGTGCGCTGCAACGCGGATGTTGCCTTCAGCCAGAGCGTTTCCCAGCTGAACCACGTTCTGCCTGGCGGCCTTAGTGTTCAGTCCGAGGCCGGCAAACGCCGAACTCGTCTTGTCGATCTCGGCATACTTGCCATCGATCTTCTTCAGGGCCTGGTTGTATTGCTCTTGGTTGATACGACCCGCATCCAGGTGCTTACCCAGCTGCTCAACCTGGGTATCCAGCTTTGCCAATGCGGACCGGGCCGGGTCGATGGCACCCAGCAGGCTGTTCAGGGCCTTCTGTTCGTCCATCGCTGACTTGGCCAAGGCGATTTGCTGCTTATCGAGCTGCGCCGAGATCTTCGCCGCCTCGGCCTCGCCATAGGCGCCGGTCTTGGTCAGCTTGGTGAGCGCATCACGCTGCTTTGCCAGGTCCTGCGTAGTCTTGGCACTGGTGGAAAGTGATTTCTCCAGCGCCTGCATTTCATTCATCAGGCTGACGGCGGATTGCTCGGCCCGGCCGCCGGCCTTCGCCATCTCATCCAGGCTCGTTTTCGCCTGGATTGCATCGGCCGAGTCGATCTTGACGCCGAGTTCTGCAATGTTCATCGACTCACCTTGAATAAGTGCCCGTGGTTACGGGCTGTTTTCCCTTTCCTCCGCCATGACGCGCAGGGCTTCGCCTTCCAGCACCTGAAGGTCAGGGAAGATTTCAGCGAGTTTCTTTTTCTTGATACCGAGGAAGCCGGCCACGTCGCGGATGCAGTTGTAGTCGAGACCGATCGCGCCGCCGGCGCCCGCCCGCCACTGAGTCGACATCCGGTTGAACAGGAAGAACGCCGGCCAGTTGCAGGGCCATACCTCGGTCACCTCTTCAAGGTCACCCGGGGAAAGCCCAAACAGACCCATCAGTTCAGCAGGTGCCGCCGGCGCGTAGAGTGCGCGGGCGGCGTCTGTCAGTTTCCCAGGCGGGCCTGGCTGAATGCGTTCTGGTAGGCGTTCACAACTGCCTCAGCAGCGCCCTGGCAGGACTTCACCAATGCCAGGATGCTCTTATCGTCGAACTTGTCATCGAAGCCCCAGCCGACCACCAGGTCCTTGATCTGCTGAGCTTGCTGCTCAGTGTCAGCGGCTACGATTTCGGAAAGCGTAGGCTTATCGCCGAGGGCGGCCTGTGCCTCGTCGCGCTTCAGGGTCCATTCATCGAACAAGGCGGCAAGCCCTGGACGATCCCGATACTTGAAGGTGAACTCGATCTTCTCGGGCTCGCCCCCAACGATAGGGATCGACACGAAGGCCTTGAACGTCGGGTTCTGGGCGATTCTGATCTTTGCCATGGGTTATGCCACCGCAGTCAGGTAACGGGTCGGTTCGCCCTGCAGCGCCAGGTTCACGGTCCGGGTCAGCAAGTTGCTGCGAGACACAGTCGGCTGGTTGGAGAACGAGGTGAAGGCGCCGTAGAACAGCGTGTCGTTGCCCGGCAGGTTCAGGCGCGCAGCCTGAATGGTCTGGCTGGCATCAGCGGCGCGAAGGATGGCGTTGAACGCCTGACCCGGGTCATCCGCAATGGTCAGAGCCAAACTGGCCGCCGCTTTGTCGGTTGGCATCTGGCGGCCTTGCTTATCTTCCAGGAACACCACGTCCAGATAGTTCTGGGTGCCGCCGGCGAAAGCGACATCGGTGATTTGCGGAATCTGTACCCAGGTCAGCACCTTCTTCAGCGAGCCGATGCCGGAGCCGGCCGGGTAGACCTGCACGTCGGTAGTATCGATGCCTTCGAGGGTGATGGCGGTGGCAGTGGCAGCTTTCACACGCACAACCCGGTTGCCCAGGCGAGTCCAGCCGGAAGTGACAATCACGATGTCGCCAGCGGACAATGTGCCGCCAGTTACAGTGGCCACGGCCTCAGCCGCGTTGCTCAGCGCCGTAAACGGGATGTCCGGGCCATAGGTGGCACCGTGCTGGAAGGTGCCGCCGTCCGGAATCTTGTAGCCCATGGGTATTTCCTCTTTGCAGATATGAAAAAACCCGCTCAATGGCGGGTTCGTGGGTTTGCCCAATGGGCGGGATCAGTTCGTGTCGGCTCGGTACAAGAACGAGACCGGTACGGTGTAGCTGGAATCGCCGGTGATGCCAGGTCCTGGGTCGACCGGGGACATGGTCACCACGGTGACCGGGCCCTTCGTGTCCCTAGCGTATAGCGGGAACAGATCGGCCAGGTCAGCCACTACAGGGTTCGTCTTGGTCTTACCCGTGTCCGCCGGTGCGATGATGCTCACTTGGAACACGCCGGTGAACAGCCGGTGATCACCGCCGAGCGTGTTGCTCACGGTGTCGCCCGGGATAGTGAAGGCTCGCAGGTAGGTCTCGCCTGCTGCCGGCGTGTAGGCCGTGTTCTCGAAAACAATTTTCAGCTTCTCCGACCTGGCAGCGTTCCAGGCTATGAGCTTGGCCTCGTAGATTGAGGCGATGATTGCATGTGACATCAGGTCACCTCGTAGACAAGCGAAGGCGATACGCCACGCAAGCTTTGCTCTCGACCGCAGAGGGCACACTGGTGCAGGTACTGCGCAGGAAGCGACAGTATTACCGGGGCGTTTTCGACTTGCACCAGCCTTCCGCCGCAATCGCAAAGCGTGTAGCGCATCACCGGGCGAACCAGCACGTCTTCGAACTTCATACCTGGTTGTTCCTGATGGCCTCCAGCACTATCTGCTGAAAGCGAGCCACGGTTACCCGGACCATGCCGCCGGGGGCCTGGGTTGAATGGCCGAACTCCAGCGGAATCGCGTAGGGCAAGTTGTTTACGATGAAAGCCGTTTCGCCGGCCTTAAACTCAATGGCGCCCGCCACAAGCCGCGCAGTCGCCTCAGCCCCTGCCGGGTCCGGGTGAATGCGGAAGCTGTTGTCGACAGAGCCAATAGAGAAATTCCAGTTCGCCCGGAAGCGGCCGCCGACATAGTCCTTACCGGCGACCAGGCCATTCACGTTGAAATTCTGGTCGCGCTCAGTCTTTGTCAGCGGCTTGGCGTATTTCACGCCGCGCTTGAGGTTGCCTGCCTTCGTGAAGTTCGACTCGTTCAGGTTGATGAGCGTGTTGCGGACGGCGACTTTGAAGTCGTAGTCATCGGCAGCGCGGGAATTTGCATCACGATGAGCGACGTTGGCAGCCCATATTTCAGGGTTGCCCACCGGCGACATGCGGATGATGCTGCTGCCAATCTCGATGATGATTTCTCGCAGGCTCGCGTCGATGGCTTCGCTGGCCTGGGCGGCGAACTCGGCAAGGCTCAGGGCGAAGCTGCCGGATTGGGTCGCCATGTCATTTCCTCAGTTGCGCCGTCCACGTTGCATCAGCAGGGTCCGCAGACACGTTCATCACCCGAAGGCCGTTGACGATATCGCCAATGGCCGGGGCAGCCGGTACCTCCGTCGGAACGCCGGCCTCTGACACGAATAGCTCGTTTTGTAGCACCAGCAGCTTCTTGTCGGTGGTCTGGATCAGGGAGCCGTCGATTTCCTTGGACAGGTAGCTGCCCAAGACGCCTCGCCCTAGGTACGTCACGGTGGTCTCCGGCGTTTCGCCACCCAGATCGGGGTCATACTCGCCTGCAACCTTGCGCACGCCGGTCACCGGCTTGACCGCGTCGGCCAAGCCTTCAGGATCATCGAATGCTTCCGCCAGTTCGGCCTGGATCTCTTCGCGCATGCCCACGGTCAGACCCTCTTCAGCATCATCACGCCGGAGCGCGTGATCCACGGGGCCAGCAGCGCCAGGGCGAAGTTAACGCCGGCTGACTGATCGGTAGAGCCTGCCACGTAGGTCTTGCTCACTGACGTGCCGGACTGAGCCGAGACCGTCTTGCTCTGCACTTCCTTCTGCGTTGCTGTGTACAGCTTGCCCGCCGCCGCCTCTTTGGCGACTTGGGCGCCGGCTGCTTTGATCTCCGCCGGGACCGGATCGGGAACAGCCCGCTTAATCTTGGCCGTGAGCCAGGCATTTGCCATAATCACGGCAAGGACCGGATCACCGGTGCCGGCCCAGTCAGGACCGAGCTGGGCGTCAACATCGGCAACGGTGATAAAGTCGGTCATATGCTTGTCCTTATTCCGCTGGCACCAGGGCCTGCAGGTCTTCTTTCTTGGCGGACGGGTCGAAGGCAATGCCCTTTTCGGTCAACCATTCTTTCAGCTCTGGGACCTTCATTTTCAGTGGGTCGGTTTCCGGGGCGTCCTTTTCGGCTTTCAGCGCCGCTTCGATTTCCTCGTCGGTGCTGCGAGATGCATAGCCAGCTGGTGGGTAGTTGCTCGCCTTGTAACCGGACGCGATGAACTCGTCGACAGTTGGGCCGTCTTCGCGCAAGCCAGAGCCTTGAGTCGGCGCCTGATGCTCCTGCGCCTGCTTGACCAGTCGGTTGATTTGGGCAAGCGTCAGTTGCTCGCCCGGCTTAATTTCGTCGGTATCCATGATTTTCTCCCATGGTCGCGAGGGCCGAAGCCCTCGCTTATCGGTCAGGCGCCTTTGATTTTCAGGAACGCGATAGGAACGTTTTTACGATCCACGACGCGGTTCCAGTTGGCTGCCTTGCGCAGGTCGGCGAGCAACGGGGAAAACTCATCAACGGTCGTGTCCGCGCCGGTGCGGCCGCGCAGGTTCGCCCGATTGGTGATGTCGTCACCGGTGAACTGGTAGCCGAACGGGTGCAAGATCCAGGTCTTGCGCTCCCACAACGTTTCAACGCCGCCGCCGTTGCCGGCCCGCGCCTGGCGCTCGATCTCAACCGGCATTTCCGGGTCGCCCTCGCCGTAGCCGAACGCACCAGCACCGAAAAGCACAGCAGTGGTGGTGATCGTCGCCGGGTCGCCAGCACTGACGGCCGGCATGGAGTCATCGACGATGACGCGCTGCCCCATGAAGGTCGGGATGGTCAGGTTGCCCTGGCTGTCCTTGATGTAGTCGATATCATCCGCATCGACCATCTGCTTGTAGGCGAGGGAATGAACCGCGATGGCAGAAAGCTGCCCGAAGGCATCGCCCAGGGTGAATACGGCGGAAGTGAACGCTTTGCGCGACCAGAGCGCAGCGCTGCCATCGAAGACCATATCGCCGCCGTCATTGGCTACGTTGTCGGCGAGCACACCCACAGCGGACGCAATCACGCGGCGCTGCCACTGGCGCTGCCAGTAGGTGCCGAATCGATTGCGGATACGCTTCATCGGATCGGAGCCGGACAGTTCAACTACCAGGTCCGAAGCCGAATAGCCTTGGTTGAGGTAGCTGATGCGAGCCTTCTGCAAGCCAGAGCCCAGCTTGTTCGGCGACGCCATGTCCGCCGGATCATCGTTCGATGCGTTTGGCTCAACCGATGCATCCAGGTCGCGCCAGAACGGAATCTGAATTTCTTGACCGCCGGTCTTGGCTTTGGTGTCCAGCATTTCGTTGCGTACAACAACGCCGGATTCGAAAAACGCGGTTTTCTCCGGGGTGTTCTCTGCCTGGTAATCGGCATAGACCTCGGGGATGACTGCGTCGGAAAGGCGAGTAGTCGCCATAGTGTGTTACTCCTGTGTGGTGGCGTCGCGCAGTTGGCGATATTTCGCCGGGTCCGCGTTGTAAAGTGCGGTGCGCTCGGATTCGGTCATGTCGGAAAACTTCTTCGTGGCCTTGCCACCTTGATCGCCGGTCGGTCCGGCACCCACAGCCCTTGGCCACAGGTGTGTTGCTGTTTCACGCAGGGATTCCGCCCATTCGAGCGGCGACAGCGGGGTTTTCCCGTCTTTCCCGTAAACGACCTCGCCGTCACGGTCCGTGGCGATTGCCTCACCGTCTTCACTGAGCTTGAAAGAGCCCCGGGCGCGCAGGATGATGTCCTCAGCGGCCTCGGGGAGCGCCCCGGCCTTGATGGCAGCAGCGCGGATGGAATCGGCCAGCACCTTGTCGCTGTACTTGGCGGCGAATTGCTCGGCCTTGTCGGCGCGAGCCTTCTCGGCGGCCAGCTTGGTGTCGTAGTCCGTGCGCAGGCGCTCGGTACGGCGGGTGATGACCTCGTCCAGCTTGCCCTCGGCAATCAGCTTGGTCTCTTCATCCTGACCAACCTTGGTCAGCAGACCCTTCACTGCTGCAATGTCCAAGCCTTCGAACTGAGTTTTGAAGCCGTCCAGTTCTGTTTTAGTGGTCCGTAGCGAGCCAAGCAGCTCGGTGTTTTTGTTCTTGAGGCCCAGGGTCGCAGCCTCGACAGCTGCAGCAATGGCGGTCTGAACTGCCGGGTCTTCAAGATCAATCTGGTTTTCGTCTGCCACTTGGTGCACCCCTTGGGTTTGGTCGGCCCGCTTTGCAGGCAATAAAAAACCGCCCATTGGGCGGTTTGGTGTGAATTCTGTGTTTTATCGGACTATCGAGAGCCCGCGCATGACCAGGTAATCGGCGAAGTGCGTCCTGCTCGGCGCGTATGGCGGCGGCCGCATGCGAAAGCCTGGCGTATCGCGATTGAGCCGCGTGCGCCGGCCATTGGGCTCAGTGCAATGCGTTGGCTCCTCGAT